TCGGTCGTGATCTCCTGTTCAAAGACGGCGCCGGAAACCTCATCGACCGTCCGCACCCAGACCGAGCTGCCATTGGGCGGTGCCGCGATGTAGAGGGTCAGCACCCCACCCGACGCGATGGCGAAACTCGCCCCCATTTCGGTCAGCGTCGGCGCGCCGGTGCCGTCGTTTGCGACCAGTTGCCAGCGAGTGTGCGTGCTGCGCTGGAAGCCGATTCCGATGCAGTTGATGGCGGTGGCCAGCGTCACCATGGTGGCGAGGGCTGTTGTTGATCCGGAGAGTCTGAAGACGCTCGAGCCAGTGGCCTGCTGTTTTGTCAGCGAAATCCGTTTGTCACAGGTCCAATCTTGCCGCGCAGCTGCATTGTAAGCTTGCGGTCTTAGCCAGCCGATCGCTGGCGGACCTAAATCCAGCCTGCGACGCGGAAGCCCGGGCAGGCCTTCGTCGCATAGTCGTTGTGGCCGGTGACCCTGGCGATCTGGGTCCGGCTGCGGATATCTGCGATCAGGGCGCGCAGGGACCGCGCCTGCGCCGAGGTGAAATGCTTGGCGAACTTGTCGTCGGCATCCGCCCCGTGTCCGCCGATCAGGCAGATGCCGATCGTGCCACGGTTGTGGTCGACCACATGCGCGCCGATGTCGATCTCGCGCCGTCCTGCCGCGCGCTGGCCATCAAAGTCGATCAGCCAGTGGTATCCGATATTGCGCCAGCCCCGGTCCTGCATGTGCCAGCGCCGGATTTCGGCAAGCTTGGCGGAAAGGGGCGCGTTGCCCATCCATTCCGGCCGGGTGGCACTGCAATGCAGGATGATCTCTCGCACGGGGTAACGGGCGGCGCCCTGGAGGATTATCGGGGGTCCGGTCATTGGTTCTCTCCATGAAAAAGCCCGCCAAAGGGCGGGCGGGGTGTCCGAGCTGGAAAGCTTGTGTGGTGGTCACAAGATCAGGAACAGCACCACGCCGCAGGCGAGGGCGACGAGCCAGACGCGGCCCTCGCGGCGCAGGAGGGTGGGCAGATCATGGCTGCGCATCGTCGTCCTTCCTGGCAGTGTCGGCGCGCCGGGCACGAAAGATGTCGATGATCAGTCCCGAGATCGACATGCCGCCGATCCCCACCACGAAACTGCTGAACCCGGCGCTGTCGCCGCCTGGGGCCAGCTTGCCGATCACCGGCTCGAGGATCGGGGCGACGAGCGGGCCGAGATAGACGGCGCAGATGGAGCCGACGAGCAGCGACAGCACGCCGTCGCGCCAATGCTCGCGCAGCGTCACCCAGCGGACGATGCCGCCCAAGGCACCGGCCAGGGCGGCCTTGCCCGGCTCGGTCCAGAGCCAGTTGATCAGATCGGGGCGTTCGGTCATGTGGGGCTCCTTCGGGAACGGAGGGGGCAATCGGTCATGCTGCACGCAGCCAGACGGCTGTGGCCGGACCGGCGTTGATTTCGCTGGACACGAAACCCCAGCTGGCGGGCGCGGCGCTCGCATAGGCCAGCGTCCGGCGCAGCACCTTGCGGGCGGTCGTCGCGATGGCACCGCCGTTGATATCCGGGGTCGCGGTCGCGGCCCAGGCGGAGAGCGTGGCGGTGGAACTGTGCCGGACACCGATCCAGTAGACCGTGCCCCGCCGCAGGGTCAGCGAGACGGTCGCCAGTTTGGTTCCGGTTGTCGAACAGTCCAGATCGCCGGTCTCGGTCAGGCGCTGATCGGGGCGGCCGTTCGCGTCAGATGTATAGACCGCGATCTTCGCCAGGGCCGAAGCGACTGCCCCGGTGCAGTTGATCGCCAGCCGGTCGAGCGTCACGTCGGCGCGCGGGCTGAACGGGAACAGATCGACCTGGTTCGCCGCGCCCGCAAGCGTGCCGGGTGCCGCCCCGCCCGCGCCGGTCGTGGTGAGCAGGAAGTCGCCCGCGACCGGTCCCAGCCACGGGATATCCTCATCCGCCAGAGACCGGGTGATCCCGCCGAGCCGGACACGCAACTGCCCTGCGGCGCTGTTCAACCAGACGAACCCGTCGGCGGGAGACGCCGGATCGGCGGCGAGACCATCAAGCGCCAGGCCCACGGGGAAACGGACGCGACCCGAGGTCCGGTCCGCGATCATTGCGTCGTAGAAGGTCGATCCGTCCGGGCTGACCTTGATCTGCCAGTTGTCGGTGCCGAGCAGACCTTCCAGCGCGCGCGTGCCGAATCCGGTCTGCCAGGAGAGCGCGGCATCGTCGGCCGCAGCCGCCTTGTTGATCGTGGCGCGCATCGACGCGCCTGCGTTGTTCAGCAGCACGGCGGGGCTGTTCACCGACAACCGGTTGGTCGCATCCGGAGTGGCACCGCCTGCGCCCACCCGGTTGACCACGATGTTCGCGCCTGCGTCCAGGGTCCAGACCGATCCGCCACCGGAAACGACCACATCGCCCTTGTCGCCGTCGGAAATGCCGCCGCCGACCGGCGTCCAGGCGGTACCGTTCCAGACGTAAAGGCCTGCGTCCACCACGCTCCAGGCCACCCAGCCGCGCCGGGGCACGAGGCGCAGCCAGGCCCCGTCGGTCCAGAAGGCAACGTTCAGGTCCCATCCCGCCCAGACGCCCGTCGCCCCACTGGCCACGATGTAGCGGTCGCCATCCGTCGGAGATCCCGGAGGCGCGGTCAGAGCGCGACTCAGGACGCCGATCTGCACCATCCCGTCGAGGAGGCGCAGGGCGTCGTTGTGCGTGACGTGCTTCTGCGCCTGCGCCGACAGGATTTGCGGCAGCGCGAGGTTGCTGGTCGGGTTCGGCATGGGAGGCCCTCAGGTGAACAGGGTGACGATTGCAGGCGTGCCCCGCCCGAGTCGGGCGGAAACTTGGTAGATGCGGACGGTGAAGGACTGGCCCGCCGTCAGGGCCGCGCCGAAGTCGGCGGTCTGCGCTGCGGCGCTGTAGAGGACCGAAGTGGAGCCCGAGGAAAGCGTACGCTTCAGCGTTGCGCCGTCCCGGATTTCCACCTCGTAGGCCTCCACCGTCTCGGCCAGCGGCGGCTCACCGATTTCCCAGGAGTCGGAGGACAGATCGCGCGAGCGCCGGACCCACCGGATCGTCAGATCACCCGGCACCCGCCCGGTGCGCCACGGCTGCTCCACGTTCACCGGCGCGAAGGGCACGAGGCCGCGCCCGGCGGGGGTGAACGCCTCTGCGGTATAGGTCGGATCGCTGACGCCGCGCGAGGCCGGGCCGACACGCCAGTTCCAGGCCAGCCCGATCTCCGCCTCGGCGATGGGCAGCGGGACGATCAGATCGTCCAGCGCCACGATCCGCGCGCCCACGGGCGCGGGATTGCCCATCGCGTATTCCGTGCCGCGCTGCCCGCGCAGGAGGCGCGAGAGCCTGCAGCGGCCCGGCGAGACAAGCTCGGCGGTCGCCGCCTGGAGGATTTCCCAGGTGCCGAGCGCGCTTTCGACTGCGAAGGCGTTCGCGCCGCCGAGCACATCAAGGTCGGTCACACTGCCGAGTGTGCCGTAGGCCAGATCGACCAGCACCGAGTTGCCCGGATCGAAGAGGCTCACCGGGCCGGGATAGAGCGCCGAGGCGAGCCTGCCCATCCGCGCGCGCCCGTCGACGCCTGTCAGAAAGCTGAAGCTGTCCAGCGCCGGGCTGCGATACACGCCCAGCGCGCCCGGCCACGGGGCGGCATCGGCGGCGAGATACGGGCGATGCGCGGGCACATCCTCTCGAAGCTGCGGCAGGTCCATTAAGGCGACGTCGGGCTGACCGAAGACCACCGGGCGCGCGATGGATGCGAGGCGCGGTTCGCCCGGCGGCAGATCATAGGCCTCGCGGTCCTGCCGGACGCAGTCCAGCGTCCGGGCGTCCGCATCCGCCGTCTGCACGATCCGCATCTGCAGGGTGCGCCCGTCGATCACGAGGCCGACCACATCGCAGGGGTCGAGGGCAAGGCGTGAGGGTGGCAGCCGAAAGGTCGCCGTCTCGCGCCCCACCCAGGCTTCGACCAGCGCGCGGCGGCAGCGCCGTTCAGCCTCCTCGGGCGGCACGGCAATCGCAAAGGCCACGGCGGCGATCCGGGTGCTGTCGACCGTGATCCTGCGGGCCTCGACGATGGCGGCGTCATAGTCCTCGTCGGCGCGGGCAATGGTCCATTTGAGTGCCTGTGGCAGTTCGGATTCCTGCGCCCGGACGATTTCCAGCGGCTCGCCCTTGCCCCCATCATCAAGACCCCCGCCGCCCGCGATCATGGCGTCCGGCGTGACCGACAGGACCGGCGCGCGACCCCGCATGACGAAGCGGATTTTGCCCTCGCTCTCGACGGCGTCGAAGCCGAAGTGGCGCGCCAGCACGTCGATCGAGGTGCGGGGGCTTTCCAGCGCGGAGATCACATAACCCTCGACCGCGCCCCAGAGGCCCGAGACGTCGATGCGGGCGGCGGACAGGCCCGCCCGGGTGCAGAGCGCCCGCACGAGCGCAGCGAGCGACACGGCACCGAGCCGCCCGGTAAGCCAGTGGCCAAGCCGCCAGTTGGCCCCGTCCGCCCAGATATCGGAGCGGCCTGGGAAGAACGGATAGGGTCGGGCGTCCCAGGTCCAGGCGGCGCATTCCGCCAGATTGAGCATGGGCGCGCCGTAAACGCCCGAGGTCGGGTTGTTCGCCGCGTTGCCCCACCAGAGCCACGAGGCTTCCAGATAGGCCCGCTGGATCGCGTCGTCGCGCCAGCCGCGCGAGAAGTGCGGCGCGAAGGATTCCGACGACTTCGGATCGACGAACACGTTCGGCTGGTTCGATCCCCGGTCGATGGCCGGGCAGCCGATCTCCGTGAACCAGATGGGTTTGGACTGCGGCACCCAAGGAGTGGGCGATCCGCTCTCGGTACCGCCCGGGCGGTTGAAATGCGGGTTCGCCCACCAGTTGCGGACATCCTTGGTGCGGAAGACCCACGGCTTGCCCGCTCCTGCGTCGGTGATCGTCGTCTGCGTCTGCGCCGCCCGGGCAGCGTCGGTGGCGTAGTACCACGCAAAGCCCTCGCCCCCCGCGATGTTCGCCTGCAGATAGGCGCGGTCGTGGATATCCGGCCAGTTGAGCGCGTCCAGATGGGCCGTTCCGTCCCGCCAGTCCGACAGGGGCATGTAGTTGTCGATTCCCACGAAGTTGATGTTCGCGTCCGCCCAGAGCGGGTCGAGGTGGAACCAGACGTCGTTGCTGCCGTCCTGCGGCTGATGGCCGAAGTATTCCGACCAGTCGGCGGCATAGCTGAGCTTGGTGCCCGGCCCGAGGATTGCGCGCACGTCGGCCGCCAGCGTTTGAAAGGCGGCGACTGCCGGATAGGTGCCTGCCGCGCTTCTGATCTGGGTCAGGCCGCGCATTTCCGTGCCGATCAGGAAGGCATCGACCCCGCCCGCCGCGGCGCAGAGGTGGGCATAGTGCAGGATCATCCGGCGCAGGCCCCAGTCAGAGCCTGAGCCGGTGAAGGTTACCGTCGTGCCGCTGATGGCGAACTGCGTCCGCAGCGCCGTGCCGAAGAAGGCCGCCACCTGCGTCGCTGCCGCCGCCGTCTTGTCTGGCGATCCGGTGACGCCCGCCGCCGGAGAACAGGTGATCCGCCCGCGCCAAGGGAACACGCTCTGCCCGACCCCGGCAGCGCTGGCGCTGTAGGGGTTCGGCAGGGTGTTGCCCGGCGGGATATCCATCATCAAGAACGGATAGAAGGTCACCCGCTTGCCCCGTGCCCGAAGCTCCTGAATGGCCTGCACGATGCTCGCATCCGAAGGCGTGCCGCCATAGACGGGACGCCCTTCGATCCGGCTCACAACCCCGTAGGACGGGCGCGGCAGCCCGCCGACGGACCATTCGGGCGTGGTGGTCTTTGCCGCCACTTCGACCTTCGGCTTGACCGTGCAGACGCCCGCGCGCAGATCATCGCCGAACCAGGCCGAGACGAGGGAAACGCTTTGCACCGCCGGCACCAGCGCGGAGAGGCGATCCAGCGAGACGTCAAGGTCCGGCACATCGGCCAGCGCATTGCAGTTCTCCGCGCCCGCCCCGTCCCGGCGGATCAGGCTTGTCGCATAGGCAGCCTCGCCCGAGGCCGGAATCAGCGTCACGGCACCGACCAGCCCCTCGGCGGTATCTGCCTCGGCCAGCGGGCGGAACACCTCGAAGGACAACTGCGGCAGCCGGTTGCCGTAACGTTCAAGCGCAAGCTCTTCGAAGACCACATAGGCGGTTCCGCGATAGGCGGGCGTGACGGCGGCCCCCATGCGGGCCGCGATCAGCGGGTCGGCACCCTGACCTTCGCTGCCGGGATACCAGCGCCAGACAACGCCCGACATGTCCATCGGTGCGCCGTCGGCCCAGATGCGGCCGATCCCTGTAATTGGTCCTTCACACAGTGCAACCGCGAAGGACGCGGAATAGAGATACTCGGTCGTCGTGACCGTCGGGCCGCGCCGGCGACCGCCCTTGCCGCCCCCGCCCTGGGTCTCGGTCGTGACGATCTCCTCGCGGAAATCGGTGGCCCAGATGATGTTGCCCCCGAGGCGCATCCTCCCGAAGAGGCGCGGCAGGACCGTGCCCTCGGTCGCAGAGGTGATCCGCAGCCCGTCCCGGCGCGCGCCCTCGATCCGCTGGCCGGGCGTCAGCGACGCCAGCAGATAGCTGTCGACAACCGAGCCGATCGAGGAACCGACCAGCCCCCCGATGGCGGCCCCGGACAGCCCGAGGATGGTTCCGCCGAAGCCCGCGCCCAGCGCGGAGCCGACAGCACCGAGGACGAGGGTCGCCATGTCAGAGGGTCTCCGAATGTGCGGGAAAGAGGAAGGCCAAGGCGATGCGCCGCGCCCAGGCGGGGGTGAGCGGTTCCTCGACCACGCCGAGGCCTTCGCAGGCATGTATGAACGAACGTTCACTTGTCAGGATGCCGATGTGCTTTGCGATGGCCCCGCGCCGCATCCGGAACAGCACCAGCGCCCCCGGCCCGGCCTCCGCGACCGGCACCATCAGCATCCACCGCCCCGCCCCGTCGGCCAGCACCTCGAAGGGTCCGGCCTCGCCCCAGTCGCGGCTGTAGGCGGGCACCGGCAAAGGCTCGGGGCCGACCACCTCGCGCCAGACCCCCCGCGCCAGCCCGAGGCAATCGCAGCCGACCCCCTTGACGGTGGCCTGATCGTGGTAGGGCGTGCCGAGCCAGCCGCGCGCGGCGGCGATCACGCGGGCCGGATCGGCGGGCATCAGAGCACGCTACCGTCGTGACCGGAGTCGCGGACGGCATAGCGCAGGACCGAGTCCTGCCCCGGGATGTTCGGGAAGCCCCGGAAGTTCACGGCGTTGCCGAACTTGGCGCTGCAGCTGTCGATCCGCTTGTCGCACCCGGCCCGGATCGTGAAGGCGTGCCCGGCGGCGATGGCGCGGACCGGCTCACCCAGCAGGGTGATCGTCACGTCACTGCCTGCCTTCTCGTGCATCATGACTTCCGTCCGCCGCCCGGCATTCGGCCCGCTGGTCCATTCGACCGTGCCGAAGGTGAAGAGGTTGTCGGCGAAGCCGCCGAGGCTGGAGGCGAGGAAGGCCCGGTCGCGCAGCAGCGTGATCACCGCCCCGGTGCCCTTGTAGCCCGCCGCCTCCAGGTTTACGCCGCAGCGCGCGTCGCCCAGCGCCGCATCGCAGGCCGTCTGAAACGTCCGGCCCACGGTCTGCCCGAGCGCGTGCGCCATGCTGCGCACCTCGGCAACGAAGGCCATCCGCCCGCGCCTGATCTGGCCGACGTTGCCCTGCCGCATCAGCACCCGCTGCGACGTGTCCGCCCAGTTGACCCGCCAGGCCTCGACCGCCGCGTTGTCCCAGCGCCCGTCGATGATGTCGGTTTCGGTGATCCGGCCGGACATCAGCACGCCTTCCGCGTCCTGCGCATCGACCGACAGGTCCGAGCCCGAGCGGACTTCCGAGGCGATCAGCCCGCTGTCGGGCTCGAAACTGGTGCCGAGGAACGACAGGGTGCGGTCGTGATCGGTGAAGCCCATGACGACACCGTCCGCCCGCGTGATCGGCCAGCACCACGCAAGAGTGGTCGTGCCCTCGTCGAGATGGGCCTGCAGCGGCGCGGCGATGGCTTTCATCGTCTGATCTCCATCAGCGGAATCGAGGTGATCGAGCCGAGCCGTTCGATGTCGAGGTTCACGTCCATGGAGTCGCTGTCGAAGCGCACCGGCACGTCGAATTCGAAGCCCGCCGCCACCGCGACGCCCGATCCCGGTGCCGTGGTGAAGGTGACGATCCCGGTCGTCGTGTCGACCGTCCAGCCGGTCAACTGCTCCACGCCGCCCAGCGCCACGCGAACGGTTCCCGCCACCGGCTTGACGATGGCCCGCGTCCAGGACTGCGCGCCCGAGGTGTAGGTCTTGGCAAGCTGGAAGAACCGGTTCGATCCGGTGCCGGTCCCGATGGGCTGGTCGGCGAAGCCCCGCGCCACCGAGGGCACGCAGGACTTAAAATCCGACCAGTCCTTGAACCGGAAGCCACAAAGCCTCCCGTTGCGTGCCTCGAAGAAGGCCACCACTGCTGCCAGATCGTCAGCCCGCCGGACACCATAGGAGACATCGTAGCGCCGCCGGGAATTGGCCCACGAAGCGTTGCGTTCCTCATCGCCTGAGGACAGCGCCACGATCTGCGTGCGCCGCTCGGGTCCGCCCCGCGCGCCGCGGCTGATATTGTCGGGGAACCTGACTTCATGGAAGGCCATCACATGCCCCTCCGGCCCAGCGACACGGCGCGGGCGATGTCGCTGGCCACTTGGGTGCGGGATTGCCGGAAGCTTTCGGCATCGCGGGCCATGATGGTGACGTTGACGGCGGGTGCGCTGATCTGTCCCTGGCCATATCCAGCGGCCTCGCGGCGTGAGAGGACACGCTCGCCGCGTTGCAGGATCGCCGGAACCTCGTCGGGCTTGATCCCGGCCCAGCCGCCCGCATGCATGCGCGGGGCATTGGCAAAGGCCAGCGCGGGAACCATACGACCGGGGCCCGGCGATCCGACCATGCCACCCGCATGCAGGATATTGGCGAACTTCCCGCCCGCACCGCCAAGCGCGCCTGACAGCGCATTGGCAATGGGGCCGAGGATGAATGTCCGCGCCGCCAGTTTGGCCAGATCGGCGATCATCGACGTGACCAGATCGCGGAAGTCGAGCTTGCCGGTCTTGACGAACTCGCCCACCGCGTTCTCGGCCGAGGTGAAGGCCCCGACCAGCGTCTGGCCGATATCGCCGACGATGTTGCGCGCCTTGGTGGCATAGTCGGCCAGCGCGGCTGTTACGGCACCCCAGCCGGTCGCAGCCTGGTCGGCACCTGCGGCAGCGTCGGCCCCGGCGTCGCGCGCGGCAGCGCCCGCATTCCCGGCAGCAGTTGCGGTGTCGTCCAGTTCGGTGTTCAGGGTATCAGCCGAGCTGGCGGCATCTGCCAGCGCGGTCTCGGCATCCGCTCGGGTGCCGGTCATCGCGTCACGCAGCGCCTGCCAACTGGCAAGTGGACGGCCGACCGCATCGGCCAGCATCACAGCAGCCTCGCGATAGCCATCAGCCCGGCCACGCGCATCGGCTGCCATCGTGCCAAGCCCGAGGTCGGGCGGTTCAAGGTATGTCCGGGACAACGCCGTCGAGAAGGCATCGGCGGCTGCAGCGCCAGCAGCAGTTGCCGCGCCCTCAAAAGGGTTGCCGATCCGCGCCAGTTCCACGGGGTCAAGCGTGCCGATCCGCACCCCACCTTCGCCCACTGCCCAGTCCGGCAGAAGGTCCAGCGCCGCGTTCAGCCCGTTGATGAAATTGTTGATGCGGGTGACGACGCCGTTCAGCATCGCCTCGACGCCCGAGATCAGCCCGTTCGCGGCCTGGAAGGCGAAGTCGCCGATGGCGCCGGGCAGACTGCCCCAGATCGCCACCGCAGCGTCATAAGCCCCTTGGAAAATCGCAGCCGTCCGGTCGCCGAAACTGACCACGCCCGCGATGGTGCCTTCAAGCGCCGAGAGCCCGGCCGCCTTCAGTCCCTCCCAGCCCGCAGCCATGTTGGCAAAGGCGGCGTCGAGCGACAGGCCGCTGCGCAACCAGACTTCCGTGGCGAGATCGCCCAGCAGACGGAACGCTTCACCCACTCCGCCGACACGGATCACAAGCTGCGAGAACTGATAGACCAGTTCCCCCGCGCCGACGATCAGCGCGCCGATGCCGGTGCGGATCAACGCCCCGCGCAGGAATACGAGTGCGGTAGCGAGGCCGCGCACTGACAGTGCGGCAACGGCCAGTCCTCCCACCCAGCGACCGGCCATGAAGGCGGCGAAGGTCGCGGCATAGGTGGCGAGGCGGCCGAGGTTGTCGAAGACTGCGGTGATTGCGCCGCCGATGGGCCCGGTGCCCTGCGCCATGTCGGCCAGTGCGTTCGCCACCGTTTCCAGTGCAGGGGCGACGGCGGCGGTCAGGCGGTTGGTCAGCCCCAGCCAGATCAGGCTCAGCTTGGCGACGGCATCGCCGGTGCGTTCGATCTGCGCCGCATCGGCTGCGCTGACCGCCACCCCGAAATCCTGCACATCCTGTGCCGCTTCCCGCAGGGTAGCGGAATCGATGCGCAGAAAGGACAGTGCGGCCCGGTCACCGAAGAGGTCGGATGCCACGGCAGCGCGTTCGGCCTCGGGCACGAACTGGTTCAGCGCTTCCTGGATGGCGACGATGCGTTGATCCAGCGGCAGCGCCTGCAGTTCGGCGGCGGTCAGATTCAACCGCTGCAAAGCCCCCACAGCTGATCCAGACCCAGTCGCCGCTTCCGACAACCGCGTGGTCAGCTTCTTGGTGGCCTGTTCGATCTCGCCCATCGACACGCCCGCCAGTTCCCCGGCCCAAGTCAGAACCTGCAGGCTTTCGACCGTGGTCTTAAGGGAAGCGGCCATGTCAGCTTGTGCGCCGATCACATCGAGCCCCGAGCGGACCATCGCCACACCCGCAGCGGCTGCGGCGGCTGTCACCGCCACCAGCGCAATCCCGGCCTTGCGGGCAAAGCTGCCGAGGCGGGCATTGGCCAGTTCCATCTCGGAGGACAGGCGGCCAAACCCGCGCGTGCCCGCCTCACCGATTCCTTCCAACTCGGCGCGGACCTGACGGCCGCCTTCGGCAACCAGTCGGACACTGACCCTTTTTTCAGCCATGGCCGTCTCCGATCTGTTCGTTCAATTTGCGGACCATCACCGCCTCGATCTCGGGCAACAGCTCTGCGGCGATCAGGGCGTCGATCCCGAGGGCATTGGCCATCGCGAGGGCAGCGCCCATGTCCCAGCCAAGCACCGCTCCGGGGATCACACGCAGTTGCCCGCCAAGGCGGCCGACCAGATCCCAGACCTGCCAGCCCTGTTCCGTCTTTGGCCGGTTCAGTCTTGCGGGGCAGTCGGGGCAGCGCCCCGTACAGGCCGCGCAGTAGCGGTCGCCCCCGCCGAAGGACCATTCGGCAAGGGCGCAGAGACGTTTTTTTCCGCGTCCAGGATAAGACCTTTGGCGACATACTGGGTCTGGAAGGCTTCGAAGACCGGCCAGATTTCCAGCAGGGCGTCGACGCCTTCGGGCGAGACCGGGACGATGTTGCCAGCGTCGTCGCCGACTCCTTCCCAATCCAGAACCGCGCGCCGGGCGACGGCCTTGGCCATGGTAAGGGCCAGTTCCTCCTGCGTGGCGGTGTCCGGCAGGTCTTCGATGGCAGGATCGGCTCGGGCCGAAACCATCAGGGCGGTGGTCAGCGGGGCCACGTTTAGGCGCAGGCCGGGGGCGAGGGTCAGCCACGCAGGGGCTGCGGTCAGGTTCAGTCTGATCATGATCAATAACTCACAACGGTGTTGACGAGGACGGCTGTGCACATGCGGGCGGGGCTGGTTGCCTTGGCAGCCTGCCAGTCGAAGGTGGCCTGGATACCCTGCGGGCCCGCGATTTCGATCCGGGGGCGCGGCAGGTAGACGGCATGGGCGGTGAAGGTGAAGCTCGCGTTGGCGCCAAGGCTCCATGCGAAGACCAATTCGCAAGGCGTGCCGTCGATGGCCTGCGTAATCAGCGTGCTGTCGGCAAAGCGCACCTCCACCCGGCCGGTCAGCGCTGCCATGCCGGGATCGGCCCCCTCGATGCGGCCATCCGAGCGGATGGTCTCGATCCGATCAAGGCCGTTAGAATAGGTGACCTCGGCCGAGATGACGTTGCCAAGCGGCGAGCCGTTGCGAGTGATCGCCCCGTTGAAATGCCCGAACCGCTGCAGCGCCAGCGAAGTGGGCGTGCCCGCCGCCGTAGTGGCCGCGACGCTTTCACCCTGCGCCACCAGCCGGGCCGTCGCCGTCAGCAGCCCTGACCGCGCCATCTGCCACGAGAGCTGATCGCAGACACAGCCGGTGTACATCGCATAACGCGGCACCTCGGGCATCGCCGTCTCGATGGCCATACTCGGCAGCGTCCAGTTGCCGGACTGGAAGGTATGGGTCTTGGGCGTCGTGCCGGAGGTGACAGGCGCGCCAAACGCCGCCTTCAGCCAGAGGCCAAGGTTCTCGACATCGATCGGCACGACGACATCGCCGTCTGCGGTGACCGCATCCTTGATCGGGGCCAGCGGGTCTCGCCCCTGGCCCAGCAGTTCCGAGGCGATCAGCGGCTGTTCGGAACCGAGCGTGATGCTAGCAAAAGGCACCGTCCGATAGCCCGTGGCGGGCGCGGTGCCATAGACGGATTCGAACGCAAGCGCCATCTGCGCCCGCGCCCCATGGGCTCGTGCCATCGTGTTCTCCTATTGTGAGATGGGTCAGGCCAGCGGATCAGCCGTGGAATAGTGCAGGATGACGGGGATGACCGCTGCCTTCAGGCTGGCGGCACCCTCGACGGGCAGATCAACCGGGCGAGGCGCTTCCGCCTCGACCCAGTCGCAAAGGCCGCCCAGCGTGCGGTCGGCGGCAAGCGCGGCACCGATGCTGGCGCAGAGGGTGTCGAAGGTGGCGTCACGGCTTGCACCCTGCACAACTGCCTCGATCTCGGCCCGGTGCTGGTAATGGTAGCGTAGGGGCGACAATGTCACCTCGGGCTCGCCCGGCTCGCCGTCCCGCAAGATCAGGAGGCCGGCAGCGGGCACGCGTTCAGGCAGAACGTCACCGCGCAGGGCGGTGGCGGGCAACGCCATAAGCCGCCCGTGCAGCGCGGCAAGGATGGTTTCGCGGGGAGTGGGCATTTGAATATCTGCCTATGCTATTGAGCAGAAGCCATTTTTGTGTATTCGTCATGATTGCCGATGGTAGGATCAGCGAGGGGCTCCAAAGTGTTTTACCTTGATCTGTATCCAGCTAACCCGCCTGGTTTTCATGCGCTTTCAGCCTCCGCGGATTGGGTTCCTTGGCTGATCAGGGCAGTCCCAGTCGGCATTCACCCAGACGTACGGAGAAGGCTGAATTCTAACCTAAAGCACATCTTGGTCGGCCTTGAGATGAAGGCTGGCCTTATCGTTCCGCACGGGGAGCGGGTATCGGGCAGATCAGTGCTGTTCGAACCTTACTTCCAGAT